CCGGCCAATGCCGCTATGTTCAGCGACTTCCTGATCGCGGTAGCCGCAGCTGTGGAACCGCCCCCGCAGCTTCCAGTATGGAATCTGCCGGAAGGTGCCCTGTACGACCTTCATCATGCTTTTTCGACCTCTTTTCTTTGATGTGTGCCAGCCGTGCAGGCTGGTTCTTGTCCCAGCTGGCTTCCCGCCAGTACTTATTGCGCCCGTTCATCAGGCGGTCTCCCTTGTGCTGACCTTTCTCAAAGGCGGCTGCTCCGGGTTGTCCCGGCTCTGCTTGTAGCGCTCAACGTCCTCAACGCGGAAGTAAAACTTGCTCTTGCTGCCCTTCTCGCCGTGAGAGTAGGCATCCAGCAGACCCTGCTTCCGAAGCTGTAAGACCCGCGAATAGCAAACGCCCAGCGCTTTGGCGGTTTCTTTGGTGGTGTAATACTTCGACACAGTATCGAATCTCCTTTCTGTGGGTGGCTCCCACGACCTTGCCCGGCTGGCTGCCGGGTGGTTTCGGCCCCTGCCACAGGGCCATCATCAGATGGGCTTCAAGCAACTTCGTTGCTGTCGATGTGCTGGGCGTTCTTGCTTTCGTCCACCCACATGGTATGGCTCCAAGCGGTTTCGCTGTGGGCG